ATTGCAAGTCATATGCTTAACGGGCGTAGCTATCCACAGGTTTTGGATAGAGTGCGTGAAATCAAAAAAGAGTTACAGCAAAAGTATGAGGTAACTTTTGAAAGCCATGTGCAGAAGTTAGCACAACTCCGTGACGTGGCTTTGCAGAATGGAAATTATGCGGCGGCGGTCACAGCTGAAAAGTCAAGAGGTCAGGCGGCTGGGCTGTACATTGATCGTAAAGAAATACTGCATGGTAAGATTGACCAAATGAGTAAGGAAGAAGTGGTCAATGAAATTAAGCGTATCCAGCAAGAGTTCCCAGCATTGGTAGAAGCAACCAGCCCTGTCATAGACATGGATAACTTGGAGGTTCTACCCGATGGCGACAAAGAAACCTGAGTCTAAATTTTGGAAAGCACTACGGGATGGAACCAAGTCCCTCGGTGTGCATTGGACTAGGATGGAGTCATGGGCTAGTCCGGGAGTGCCTGATGTCAACGGTTGCTTGAATGGTAAGGACTTCTGGGTTGAGTTAAAGGTTCTTACGACAAAGTCTGACAAGAAGTTCCCACAGTGGCGTCCCCATCAAATAGCATGGCAGACCTCAAGAACCTCTGTTGGTGGATGCGTTTGGAACTTGGTTCATCATCCTTCGTCCGGCCAGCTATTATTTTTAGATGGTCGGCACCTGAGTCAGAGATTGATGGATGGAGATCCAGTGTATGATGATCGGATGGAATGGCCGATGGATCGTGATGGATGGGCGAGAGTACTCGGACGACTGATGAAGAGCGACGATTCAGGTCGAGAAATCCGCTGAAATCTGTTGAAATCACCTGACGTCGAGCAGCTCGACTCCGGCTATCTTTTTTACTCAAAATGATAAAATAAGTGTTTACATCAGCCGTCAAACTTGCTACTCTATACTTACCAAAGCGGCAATGGTGTCGCGGTACTGCTCGTAGAAAGGAGCATCGTTATGGCTAAATCAGCTGTTAAAAAGTCCCAAGTGGCAGAAGTAATTTTTCGTGGTATCCAGGATCTGCCTGAGGACCGTAAGTCCCAAGGCGTTACTGCCGAGGACATCTTTAAGTTTGTCCAGGAGCATGCTGGCGGCAATCCACTTAATGTTGGCGTCCGTACTGTTGCGTCCCTTGACGTTAATGTGGAACAGCCATTCCCTTACGAAAGCAAGCGTACTCTGTACGATGCTGACGGCAAGCCCAAGGATACTCTCCGCGGCAAAGTGGTCTGGCAGTTAATCAACAGCGACCAACATGGCGCGGACTTCCTCACGTTGCAAGCGGTGGATATGGCGCATCGTTCTATTAAAGCACGTCGCTTCCACGCTCTGCTTGACGCGCTTAATGGTGGACAGTCCCCATCAGCCAAGGCGACTTGGGGCAATAACTTCGTTGAGCTGTTCATTATCCAGCCACAATAATCTACGGAGGGCTGGCCGTCTGGTCAGCCCTTCTTTTTTGATGGATGGATTGATGGATGGAGATAGAAGAAGATTTCAGTATATATGCACCGTCATATATACTCACACTACATCAAAAAATTTTTTAGACTTCTCAAGACTTCACAAGTTATCACAGTGACAATTTTGTGCTGGCAAGACAGCGCGGCGGCGGGCAATGTAAATACATAACGTAACGCAAAGGAGCTGGATATGAGCTGGTTATATATGTTTTTCTGTACCCTTAACATGGTGGCAGGTATCACCCTAATGTTTGCCGCGACGGGTGCATTTGTATTGCCACCTATTTTTGACCACCATTGGGTCAATGTATTTATGGGACTTATGGGTGCGGTGCTGTTTGGTTTTGGCTACCGTAGCGCATGGAGGGCATAATGCTGTTAGGTCTTTTTACAGGGTTGGCATTTATTTTTATAATAATGTGCTTTTAGGGGTTTACAACCTTATGCCACCTATGGCATAAAATACCTACGGCCACCGCATGGGGCGGCGGCCTTAACTAAAAAGGGGTTAACAATGGTTAACAAAACTACACAAGCGGCACAGGCTTTTAACGGTGCAAATGGTGCAACCAATGCAACTAATGTTGCGGCTATGGTTGCTTTTATTAACGCTAACGGCCTTGGCAATGTTGCTTTGCAATTAACGCCTAATGCCTTGGCAAACGGTGTGCTGTTTGGCGGCGGTGCTTTGTGGCGTGTTATGCAACCCAAAAAGGCTGGCGGTGTTAGCGCACGCGGCCTTATTTTATGGGCGTGTGTAAACGGTGTGCCACAGCATACTGTTAAAGGTGTGCAGTGCTACAATGTTGCTGGCATTAGCACTAAACTGCCAACCAAGCTAGCACCAGTGCCATTGGCGGCTATACAGGCCGCGCACCAGCATTGGGCGGCTAGCGTGTTTGCAAATGCAAACAGTGCCGCAACCAACCAAAACGCGGTTGCCGCAATACTAAACGGCGGCTTTAACCTTAGCAGCCAAACAGCCAACACATATGGCACGGCGTTTGGCAAACTGGTGGTTACAGGCTAACCCCTAGCAACCAGCCGCCAAAAGGTACTTGGCGGCTGGTTTGCAACACTGTTGCACTTTTACCACAGGGCAACCCCCCTAAAAAAGCGACGAACCTGTACAAGCACAGCGCAGTACACGGTTCTCTCGACTTCGGCAGCAGTCAGATAATTATTGCGGCGTACCCCACCCCCCTTTTTGAAACATTGATCCGAGATCATTGCGCCGTGGAAATTTTTATATTATTAGAATATTATGACTGATGTTCCGGTAAACGTCCCCGAAGAAGTATTGAAGCAGTATGCACGGTTGCTTGAGAAGCAGAAGCAACATATCTCGAGTGATCGCGCGAGGAAGGATTTTATGGCCTACTGCAAAACAGTATGGCCTGAGTTTATTGAGGGGAAGCACCATAAGATAATGGCAAAGAAGTTTAATGGCCTAGCTGATGGCAGTATTAAGCGGTTAATTGTGAATATGCCACCGCGACATACTAAGTCAGAATTTGCCAGTTATTTATTGCCGAGTTATTTAATGGGCTTAAATCCAAAATTAAAGATAATACAGGCAACGCATACAGGTGAACTGGCAGTGCGGTTTGGTCGTAAAGTGCGTAACCTTATGAACAGTACCGATTACTCTCTGGTCTTTCCAGATGTAAAATTACGGCAGGATAGTTCGGCGGCTGGCCGATGGGAGACACATGCTGGCGGTGAATATTTTGCGGCTGGTGTTGGCGGTGCGATTACAGGTCGTGGTGCGGATTTAATGATTATTGATGATCCGCATAGTGAACAAGATGCAATGTCACCAGCAGCATTAGAGAATGCTTATGAGTGGTATACAAGTGGTCCACGGCAGCGTTTACAGCCTGGAGGATCAATTGTGATTGTAATGACGCGTTGGTCAGAGATTGATTTGACGGGTAAATTATTAAAACAACAGGCGCGAGATGTACTGGCTGACCAGTGGGAAGTAGTAGAGTTCCCTGCTTTATTAGAAGATGATAAAGTATTGTGGCCTGAGTTTTGGAAAAAAGATGAGTTGTTAAAGGTTAAGGCTTCATTATCCGTAGGTAAGTGGGAAGCGCAATGGCAGCAAAATCCGACGAGTGAAACTACAGCTATATTAAAACGCGAGTGGTGGAAGCAGTGGGATAAAGAAGATATACCTAAATTAAGTTATGTAATGCAGTCTTATGATACGGCATTTAGTAAAAAAGAGAATGCTGATTATAGTGCAATAACAACATGGGGTGTATTTTATCCAGTTGATGGAGAACCACCAAACATTATTCTATGTGATGCGCGACGTGGCCGATGGGATTTCCCAGAATTAAAACGTATAGCAAAAGAAGAATATGATTACTGGGAACCAGAATGTGTGATTATTGAAGCAAAAGCAACAGGTATGCCGCTGACGCAAGAATTACGAAGTATGGGTATTCCGGTGCAGAATTATGCGCCGAGTAGAGGTAATGATAAATTTACTCGTGTAAACTCCATTGCGCCAATCCTAGAAAGTGGTTTAGTATGGGCTCCAGATACTCGTTGGGCAGAGGAAGTGATAGAGGAGTGTGCCTCATTTCCTGTTGGCGAAAATGATGATTTTGTTGATACAGTAACACAGGCTCTCCGACGTTTCCGCGAAGGTGGGTTTATACAGCACCCAGAGGATTATAACGATTATGTCGATGCACCCCCCAGAAGTACAGCCTATTACGGTTAGAGTGGAAGAGTTAAAACAGCTGATAGAAGAAGTTCTTGATGATGTGAAAAAAGTGGATCGGCCTAAATTGCGTTTGATACAGGGAGGTAAGTCAAGTGGCGGTACAGAAAAGTCCCTTTAATAATGTTGAACGCGAGATGGCATTGGTTGGTAATCCATTGCCAGATGATGAATTAGAAATAGAACTACCTACTGCTGCCCCCGAACCATCATTCGATGGTATGGAAATGTCTACATTAGAAGATGGCTCTGTTGAGTTTGCTGCCCCTGAAGATAAAGAAAAGGGTGAAGCAAAATTTATGGATAACCTTGCTGAGTTTATTGATGAGGATGAACTTACTGGTATATCTAGTATGGTGTTGGAAAAAGTAGATGAGGATAAAGCATCTCGTAATGAATGGTTAAGCACTTATACCAAAGGCCTCAATTTACTTGGTATTAAGTATGATAACCGTACAGAACCGTTCCAAGGAGCTACTGGTGTAATACATCCTATGTTGAATGAGGCTGTTAGCCAGTTCCAAGCACAAGCATATAAAGAATTATTACCACCGAGCGGTCCTGTCCGCACACAAGTCTTGGGTGATACAACTGCTGAACTGGAAAAACAGGCAGAACGTATTAAACAAGAGATGAATTATCAAATACTGCATATTATGGAAGAGTATGATTCTGAATTTGATCAGATGTTATACTATCTAGGGTTATGTGGTAGTGCATTTAAGAAAATTTATCCCGATCCGCAGCTTGGCAGACAGGTAAGTAAGTTTGTACAGGCCGAAGATTTGCTTGTGCCGTACAGTGCAACTGATCTTGCGAGTGCAGAACGTGCTACACACATCATTCGTATGACCGAAAATGAGTTACGCAAGCAGCAAGTTAATGGTTTTTACCGCGATATTGAAATATCTGCTGGTGAAGGTGAGTATGATGAGCTGAAAGAGACTAAAGAAGAGCTTGCTGGTGTAGAAAAGCAGGGTACATATGAAGAAATTACACTGTATGAGTGCCATTGTTTCTTAGATTTGGCAGATTTTGCTGATAAAGATGCAGATGGTGAGGAAACAGGTATAAAATTACCGTATATTGTTACAGTTTCTGCTGATTCTGGTGAAGTTTTGTCTATTTACCGTAATTATGCGGAAACAGACCCTATGAAACGTAAAAAACAGTTCTTTATTCATTATATGTTTACTCCAGGATTAGGTTTTTACGGTAACGGCTTGATTCATTTACTAGGTAATCTATCGCGTACAGCTACGGCTAACCTACGGCAGCTTATAGATGCTGGTACTTTATCAAATATGCCAGCAGGATTTAAGGCTAGAGGTTTGCGTAT